AACGTTCATCAAATATGCTTCAAGAGGGAATGCCTGATCAAATCTTGATTCAGTCACCTCTCTCATGATGGTTCTCGATGTCATCAACTTACGAGGAATATAATGACACTCAAGGCCATAAGTCCTTAATTGTTCGTTAATTAAGTCCTGTACTAAACCTTGTTCTCCCTGAGAACCTTGTAGAAAAAAAGGATTTAACATTATCCAATCATGTCAAGTGGTGGCATTTCGTAATCACTTGACATCTTAGCTCTAATTTCATCTAGTTCTCTGACACCATCATCATATATCTGACGACCATTTAACTGAATACCGCCAGGCAATTGAACACCTTGAAACTTAATTAAATTCATACCCCACTGTTTCTTACACAATGCAGTAAAATATCTTTTTAAGAATGGATCATTATAGACTCTTGTAAAATCATTTGGATCTAAGACACGGAAACAATCAATCACAAAGTAGTCATCTACGTTTACTGCAGCTGCCCAATCAACGTCAATATAAAGACGGTCTTGTCGAATGTTAAATCGATATCTCACATTTGGATTCAATAAGAAAGTAATATCTTCAAGTTTAGTTTGAACCATTGAATACTGAAGAAGATCAATTGAACCAAAGGCATATAAATCATTTAAAAATAACTGATATCGTATGTTAAATAGACCGTCGTAGACTGTATCTGATCTAACTTTAAAAATATTATTAACTCCAATCACAGATGGAGGCATTTGAATATAATTATTATTTTCCTCTAAATCAAAAGTTGTTGATAAACCAACTGTTGATGTTGTGGTGGTTGTTGTAATTCCAAGAGTTGAATCTCCCCCTCTCGCTTGTCCTCTATCAATATCATCTTGCGTAATTTTATATTTCAAATACATCCTTGCGATACCATCATAATGTCTCTCTTGATATATCTGAATAGCATCATCTAACAGATCTTGAAACTGTTCATCTGCAACGTTAATCTCTAAGACAGGAAATCCTAGCTGCCTCTTTGCGTAATCTATTAATCCTTCTCTCGAACTTGGTTGAGCCATTCTTCACCTCTAAGTTGAAATACCTGTTCTGACAAGCACATTACCTTCTATAACTTTAAAGAAAGTAGAACCAGAACTTACATTGATATCATATAGATATCTACCTTCAGCTAAACTTCTGGTTACAGTTGAACCCATAGATAGAGTTATTTTTCCATCTGTGTCTCCAAGTGATACGCCAAAAGTATTTGCAGTTCCAATCGCAGATTTCTTCATATTGCTTCTTCCAGTATAGTTAGTAAAATCTATACTTGAACCAGCAGAAGTTCTAATCGTGAAAGTGGTGTTGAAATCAGCACCAGAGAACATGGTTAGATTCACACCCATTGGAACACCCACGTCTGGGTCAAAAGTGATTATCTGTTGTGCCATTTTTCTAATTATTTAGTTTTTGAACAAGAGTAGATAAAAGACCTTTAATTTCTCCTAACTCATCTTTTACATTATCAAGATCTTCTTTCATTTTATCTAATTCACTATTTTTCCTTTCAGCATCCTTTTTTCTTTGCATATATGCAAGGTATGCCTTTTTATCTCTATTGATAATCGCTGTGGATTCTGAATCTCGAAAGAATCCAGACTTTCCCTCAACTGGAGTGTAGTTTGTCATTATGCAACTGCAATGGCTCTAAGTTCTTTAATAAGTGGTGGTTTTGCTTGATCAGTTCCAACCATATCAATTTTAATTTGGAACTTAGTAAATGGTGGTAATTCTCTTGAACTAAAAGTATAATCCTTAAATTCAGCACCAACTGAAGAAGTTATTTGATCATCTGGTCTTCCACTGTTGTTAGAGACGTTAATAACTTTACCATTTTGATCAATATTATCAAAGCCTGGGAATAATTCAAAATCTACATCCATACTATTTTCACTTGAACCTTCTGCAATAGTCTTAAAGAATACACGAATATCAGAACTAGATCTTCGATATGCAGCAAATTCAACTTTGAGGTCAGTTGCTGGATTATCTAATTGAATTAAATTAGAAACGTATGTTGAGGCGCAAGGATCTTGACCTGTTTGATTAACACGGTTATCAGTTGCAAAGTTTGACACAGGACTATTAAGACGGTTTGTTGTTAAAACAGTGCTAACTCGGTCTAAATCAATAACAGGAGAAACATTTGGACTGTCACTAGTTAATAAAACTTCAAATGTCAATGATTTATTTCCTGGCAAATCAGATAACTGACGATCTTCATTAACTTTGGATGCAACCATTCGTGGAGTTTCAAAGTGATTTTGAGCATTGAGACCAATAGCTTCAAATCCTTGGTCTGCGAATGATGATTCTGAACCATCGATACTTGTTGCAGATATAGTTCTAATACGACCACCAACAGATGTCCCTGGCGGTGTCATTGTTGTGACATTTGGTGTGATGGTTTCAAACTGTATATTTTGTGTTGCATTTACGTTAGTTCCACCACCACGTTTTGAAGATGAGAAGAAACGATCTGGTATAGTTCCACCACTTCTATCCGTACCGTCACTATTCATATCAACTTTGATATGATAGAAATCTAGATCCTTGTCATTTGGGACAGTCGCAGCTGGACTATTCATATCATGAGTTTTATTAATTCTTCGTAAAGAAACACCAGAAAATTCATATTTTCTAATTATGTCACCTGATGAATGACTTGATTGAAGAGTGTTATCAATACCTCTAGTTGTAACACCAGTGATAGAACCATTTGCAACGCCAGTATATGATATGACTTCTTCACCTATAATCGCATAACCATAGTTAGTGGTTCCAACACCAACACCCTCAAAGGTTGCAAAGTTAGATGAACTAACCACAGATATATCTGATGTTGCATCATTATCATAGTCAGCAGTTAATTTAGTCTCAGGAACATCTGATTGAACATCAGATATCTTAACTAAATTGTTAAATGCATGTAATCCATGAGAACGATGATTAACTTTAAAATGTAATCCATCATTTGTAGAATCAACATCAAAGGAACTGATTGTTACAGCACTTCCCACGTTTCCTCCGTCAGATGCACCTTCACCAGTTGTTCCATCTAATCCACGAACGGCAGATCCATTATTGAATCCAATTGTTCCAACTCCTGTGATAAATGATCCTTGAATATTATCAATAATAATAGTGTTAGTTGCAGTGATAACTCCAACTGAAATTACTGCACCACTACCAGCACTTGCATTTCCAGTTCCTAAAGTTCCAATACCAAGAGTGTCTCCTACTGCATAATTCTTTCCACCATTTGTAAACGTAACAACACCAATTTGACCATTAGTAACAGTTACATTACCAATAGCTCCACTTCCATCACCAGTTAGAGTAACCATTGGAATATCTGGATATGTCTTATTGATAGCACCAGCAGTATCATAACCAGAGCCAGGATTAACGATTGTAATATCTTTACCATCATTAATTGTTGCGATACCAGCAGTTGCGACTAAATTTGCAGATGCGTTTAGATTTCCAAACTGTGTAATTTTAACGCCAGGAGCCAATCCAGTTGCAAGAGGTGATGTTGCACCACCAGCTATGGTTGTTCCTAATCCGACAACCGCCTTCCTAGATAAAGAAGTGATTGGGTTAGGTGATAAAGTTGGAACCTCATCATTACCAGTTGACAATTCTGGGTTGAAGAATCTACCTACAGATGGTTCTGTGTTAAACACAGCTCTTCTGATTGTAAATTTCATATCCTCATACTGACTTGGATCCCATGTAGTACCATTCTGTGACTTGAATAGAGAACCTAAGTATGGTTGTTGACTGATTAATACCTGTTGTTCATCTGGTAAGTTTGCAGTAGATATATCAACTTCTCCCATTCTTGATATCCAACAGTTATAATTTTCTGCTGGTGTTACAAGAACTAAAGCATACTCCTGTTCACCTGTTAGATAGATTGGAGACTCAAAAGTAAATGTTGTTGGAATTGATGCATCTTCAGACACATTAACTTCACTTGGATCTAAAGTTACAACACTAAACGGTAAAATCTTAGATGTTGGTAAACCAGTCTCAACAGTTCTAACTTGTAAAGTTAAAGGTAATTCTTCATCTTTAGTTTGCATGAATACATCAACGGATGTGATGAATATACCAGTGGTTTCATCAACACGGAATGTTTGTGCGAGAGGGTCATAATATTGAACACCTGTAACCGCAGTTGATTGTCCAGCAGGGCCTTCAATTTTCTTTGAAATTCTATCATTTAAAATTCTTTGTTCTTCGACACTTAATCTTTCAATATTTGGGGTCTTAATACTCAACACCTGTTCTTGAACAGTGTCTAATTCACCTAATGATTTAAAGTTTGCCTCAGCAGAACCAGTCACAGTTCCAGCAACTGTGGAGTTCACTGGACTTGTAGTTAGACGAAGAGTTTTTGTACCAGTTTCAAATCTTGGATTCGCATCTATGTTAGGATCTGGTATTTCAAAACAACACTTCATGAATCCCAACGTATCAGATATAAGTCTGACATTTGTTATTGTCGCTTCTGCACCGCTTGTTTGTCCAACCAATTTCATTTTATTTTGAGCATGTCCAAAGAAATCACCTTGAACTTGTTGTGCAAGACTAAATGTATCCACATTTAAAATTGTGGATGATGTAGAATATACAGTTGATATACCAGCTGCGTTATCATAGGGATTTAATGTGATAACTTTTGTTGGTGCATTATATGGGCCTTCTTTATGATTCGGTGCAGCGAGTCTAAAATGAAATGCATTTGACAAAGATTTTGTAAATGTAGTGGCTTTTACCGTTTCACCTGTTTGAAATACACCACTTGTCATATTAACTTCAAGTAATTTTGGTGTAGTAAATGAGGTTACATCAACGTTGTCAAAGTAAACATAGAAACGAGTTCTAGGTTTCATACGATGAGTTGTGATTTGAATATTTCTCTTTCTCATGAAAGGAATAATATCACGACTTAGTGTTCTATCTCCAAGAGATTGATTGTTAATTGTTGGAGTAACTTGGAATTGAATACCCTCTCTTGACTGTTCGGTTGTTGTTATAATATCTTCATATTTTTGAATATTTTGTAAAACAGCATTAGTAATCTTACCTTTTCCTTTTGGAAGCCATTTTCCATTTAACTTCATTACCATTCCAAAGTTGGCGATGTGCTGAAGTTGGGATAGATCTGTGCCTGGTGGTAAATCTTTAGGATCAACAGTTCCTAACTGAGTTTCTGTTGTTTGTTCCCAAGTTCCTACTACTTCCTCAGATGTCCAGTTTGTTTCCCATGCACCCCAGTCAACTTCACTAAATCCAGTCTGTTCATCAATGCCTAACGTTGCAACTATATTATCATATTGAGAAGTATCTACAGTAACATTTGCATCAACTCTCTTTGTATCCATCCAGATATCAGAATCTGGTGAAATTTCCATATCACCAGAATAGTAAACAATTAGAAATGGGTTGACGTTTTCAACTCTGGAAGCATAAATTTGCTTTAACATTTCTGTTTCTGTATAATCTAAAGTTAGAAGTCTTCCTGATTTTCTAATATTTTCTCCATCAACGTCAGTGATATGATTAAGATCTAAAGTTGGATTTGCAGTTGTTCCAATACCAATAAATGATCTTGAACCAACAACTAAATCTAGACATGTTGTATAATGGCCAGGTCTTAGATACCCATTTTTTGCGTCAGTGCTTGCAGAGAAGTCTGGATGTGAAATTTGATGAGCATTATGTTTTTTGAAATTATCTACAAAGAATCCTGATTTAAATCTGTTTAATCCATTCGCATCGGTAATTGTTAAGTTTGCAGTGTCACTCTCAAGAAGAGATAAACGAGTATAATATTCAACGCTATCAAGTCTTTTCTCAAGTCTTCCAATGTCTGACATTGTAAAACGTTTATGGTTAGTACGAATTATTTTAATTTGATTTATATTATCAACAAATGGAGGCATTGATATTTTTGCAACTTCAATTGCATCACCAATTGTC